AAGTATGTTGGATTTAATACCAATACCGTTGCTGTAAACGGCTATCAGTTTAATGGTGAAGTGCTTATTACAGGTAATTTGTTAGTTGAAAACAGTGGAATCACTATTGCGCCGCAATGGATTAGACCTCAAGCTAACTTGCATATTAGCGGATCTGGATTTGCCGGAGCTGGCGATGGTATAAAAATTCAGTCCACTCAAGATGCTTTTCTTAGACTTGAAGCCGACATTAATGACAATCCGGAAGGCGACAATGCTTATATTTTAATGACCCAAGATGGAGGTTTAACGTCTGGGTTTTTTGGTTTATGTAGTGGAGCGAACACTGGGCCTTTAGGAATCGTATCTGGAGTCAATGCAAATTCATTAATTATACAAAATAAAGTGGCAGCCGGAGTGAATGGGGTTGGCGGCCTTCATTTGGCAACACAGAATAAAGTTTGGGCAACATTAACTACTGGTGGATTTATGGGTGTTGGCGGCATTACAACTCCATCGGGAACTTTTCACATAAGCGGGTCTGGTGTGTTTATTGATTACGACAATTTGAACGCTGGTAATCCAAATATCAAAGGGCAAATCTACCGAGATGGATCAAACGCACTTTATGTGAGTGCTGGTTAAAGAATGGCCATTTGTTTCATGCGAGCTGCAAACCCTGTTGCAGGATCTCCCTGCACACCATACTGGCCAAATTGTTAAACGATTATTTATTTAGGGCGTCATTTAATTTTCCAAGGAGATAAAATGCGTCATTCTTTGGAATGTCCTCTAATGATGCCCAACTTTCGCAACCTTTAAACTCTCGATCTTTGGCATTCGCGCACTTTGTTTTCAGTTTCTCAAAAGACAATTTCAATTTACCCATTACAGTTCGCAATGGTTCATAAATGTCATTTGTTTCGATTTTACTATCATACACTTGGTTATTTTGTTGCTTATCCTTTTTGTTAAAAAGTTCTTCATTGGCAACAATATCAATGTTTAAAAAATTCCTACAACATCTTGCGAACGAGCGATTTGTTGAAATTTCCACCAAAAATGGTAAACAAAAATCATTAACATTTTCCACATGAGCAGATGATGCTGCTGAATAAACTATTTCCCTGTCTTCTGTTTCATAATTTGGAATCCAAGTGATTTCACAGATTGAAGAAACATAATGTTGCGAGGGGATGTCGGTTGTAAATTTTACAGATTTTATGCCCCTGATGTTCGCCAATCTTTTTAATCCGCCCAGCTTTATAATCAACTCATGGTCTTTTAACTTTTTAACATCAGTTTCGCTTGTTTTTTCCTTATTCGGATAAAGATCTTCTTCGTCAACCATTGCCCTCCAGTCTACAAAACCGTTTTCTTTATATTTGTAGTCAACATTATCCAAAAGGCCATACTCATTTCTGTGCAAGATGATAGGCGGAATAGCAGTCTTTGACTTTTCCATGATATTTTCTTGGGTTTGAATATTTTGTTGACTGTTTTCATCGATGATAGTTTCCGAGAATGTATTCTCGTTATTTTCGATTACTTCCTTATTTTCCTGTACCTTTTTCTTTCTAGCCATATATTTTATTTTTTAATATTAATACTTTTTTGTTGTTTTGTCAATATTTTTTTTAAAAATTAAACTCCCGCAATCCCAAATTCGGTTCCATCCATTATCTTGTGCATTTTCCCATTCAGTTTTTTGAGGGTCGTAAACCTCAAGTTGTTCAAAATTAAGATGGCGGCACATATTTTGTCCATTATTTTTAAAATACCAATAATTCGGCTCTAATTGTTTAATTTTGTCAAACCCAAGGTTACGATAAAAGCCGCCCTGTGACCATCTCAAGTCAGAATAGCCAATTATTTTTCTAGGGGAGAATCTTTTTTCAAAATATTTTAACAACTCTTTCTCTCCGTTTATTATAGAAAAATTAAATACCGTTGCGTAACGTGTCAAGTCCCATCCATCGTTCGCATTGTTTTCGCAAAATGTCATAATTGCAATAAGTCTATTCCTGTAAAATAGACCTAATCTTACGGACGAGTTGTCCGATCCTTCGAGGTGGTATTTTTCCAAAAAGCGATTTTTTAACTCTATATCAATTTCTCGAATCTTACATTTTTGCGCCAAAATTTTATATTTATTAAGATTTAAAATAGACTTTAAATTTGATTTAACAGCCTTGCTTTTAAAAACAATTTCATTTTGGAGAATATGAATTAAACGAATTTCCTTTTCTTTTGATAAGGTTGTTTTGTTTAAATGATAATTTTTATCTTTCCCTTTTGATTCTGAATGCCAATAAATACCATTGCACTCTATGGCCAGTTTATAATTTGGTAAATAAAAGTCCAATTCATAAGGACTTATTAATACTCTGTTATTTGTATCAAAGTTTAAATTATATTCATTTAAGAAATTTTTTGTGAACTTCTCTATATCAGTTTCTTCAAATTTACACATTGGACACCCACTGCCCCTTAAATGATTGTTGGGTGTTTGTTTAAATAAGCCGTGTTTTTTGCAGATTATATCCACCTTTTTTAAAGCCTTTGCATAATTTGTTAAACTATAATCATATTTATTATCATGTATATTATTTGCCCTATTAACGAATGTTTCGGATTTATTTTTTGACCTTTTAAGGGCCGTTGATATTCTGCCACATTCATTACAGCCCTTTCCATAAATGTGGTTTGATGGCGTTTGCCAAAACCTCCCATGTTTATCGCATATTATACAAACTTTTTTATGAATGTTAACGTAAGACACTTCTGAATAATCATACTTATTTCCATGAATTTTTTTAAATCTTTCTATAATTTTGTCAGCAGACAATCTATCAGAATCAATTTTACATTTTGGACATTTGTTTTTTAAATTTATATGGTTTTTTGCAGATTGAATGAACTCGCCGTGCTTTTGGCAAAAAATTGAAATTTTAGACTCTCTATTTTTATAATTTGACAAATCATAAGTATATTCATTGCTGTGAACTGTTTTTGCTATTTTTAAAAAATTTTCTTTTGTTTCGGTTTTGTTTAAATCGTCGCATTTTTTACATCCATGTCCGTTCATATGTGACCAAGCGAATTGAAGAAATTCTCCGTGGATTGGACATATTATTTTAACTTTTGATTTTGAATTTTTATATTCTACCAATGAATAGTCGAATTTATTGCCATGCTTTTGCATAGATCTATCTAAAAAAACACCAATGTCAAAACGTGTAGACTCGCTAGCGCATTTCGCACAACCAGAGCCCCTCAAATGAGAAGACTTTATCTGATGAAATTCGCCATGTTTTGGGCAAATTATTGTTATTGGTTTATCCCATTTAACATAAATTGACTTAGAATAATCATATTTGTCGCCGTGTACCTCTGCGGCTTTTTTTATAAAATCGTCTGTTGTTGATATTCTTATCATTTCTTAAAACAATTGTTAATATCTATTCTGGCAAAATTGGGTATTTTCAACCCTGTCAAGCCATTGTATAGGAAAGTAACCTCTTTGTCAAGCCAATTCCCCTTATTTTCTAAAACTTCTTTTAGTTGTTTCTGTGATCCTTTGAAGGTCGCATCAAATATTTTGTCGCCCCATTTTAGCGTGGCTGTTTTCGCAACTCCAGACCAATTTCCCTTACCTTCAATAACATCAATAATTATAGCTTCTGAATCATCTTCAGGTTTTATTTTCAATAAATATTTGCTTCTCTTATTTTCATAGCCTTTTTCGATATTTCTCAGAATTATACCTTCATGGCCTTCTTCTACAAACGCTTCATAAACGTAATCCAAACCCTTTTGGTTTTTTATTGGAAAGTCTCTGACACGCGCCATATAATTATATAAATTGGTAACATTTTTGTCTATCCAACTTTTTCTTTTTTGATAACTTGTCTTAATACCAAGGTTGTCAAAATCATATCCATCATAAATATAAAATCTAACCAATTCTTCACTTTTGTCAAGGTCTTCCTGTGTGATGTGTTTGGTTTTTCTTACAAGTTTGCTGATTTCATTGAGTTGTTGGCGCAATTCGGAATTAAATAATTCACCATCGAGAACGGCATCGGGATATTCTTTGAAGAATGGCCGCAAAGAATCATGGATATGTGGGATGCTTAAATATTCCTCCCCCTTTCTTGTAAATAAACCATTTTTAATGGCGACACACCTCATTCCATTGAACTTACATTGAGCAATCCAATTTTCTTTAGCAAAATCAATCTTATGAGAGTAATTTTTATAATTTTTGGCAAGCATCGGCTGAACAAAAGAGTCTTTGGCTTCGCTAACCCTGCTAATATCGTCTGTGTAGCCAGTTTTTTGCTTTTTGGTATACTTGGCCTCAATCTCTAATTGTGCTTGCTCTACGGCTGTTGTGGCATTTGATTTGCCGATATTTTTAGGAGACGCTTTTGTATATTTACTTTGGACAATCGCCCCACCATCTAATCCAGAAAAGAAACAAAATTTATCATCATCTTGCTCTGCCCACCAAACTCGAATTGAATTTGTAGAATCCTTTTTATAGAGTTTTTTGTAAACCTTATTCATAATTTTAATTTAATTTTTCAATAAAATAAAGAAAATCAACTTCTCTCCATAAATCTTTGCTGTCATAAGCCTTTTTCCACTCCCCGAAGTTTTTCACCTCGTCATTTTTGCACCAACCTTGTTTGCCGTAGAAATTTCTACCGCCGCACGAAACAACTTTACATGCCTTATAATAAAGATTGTCAAAATTAACATCTTTAAACTCGTCTGCTGTTTTCGGATCAAAAATCTTTTCAAATGTGACAATGGCAAAATCCATAAAGTCAAGTTTGATATGTTCGTTACCCTCTTCGGGCAGTTGACAATTTAAACCAAATGGAATTCCAGATTCATAAATTTGTTTTGCAAAATCAACATCATAGTCTTTGCGGAAATTGTATTGGATTTGTTTAATACTGCTCTTATAAGGCATGACTTTTTTAATGTCAAATGGCTTTTCAGTGATGATATAACAATGACCGTGAGAAGCGATTTGTTTAATCATATTATCTTGATTAAAGCTATAATCCATTCTAATAACAAGTGGAGCGCCTTTGTCATCAATATTAGCGACGGCATCGGGGGCAATCTCGAAATGCTTTTGCATGAATTTATTTCCTATGTAAATAGTTTTAAAATCAAAGGAGATTTCTTTTCCGAGCAACTTTAAAATGTTTTTGGCAATGTCTTCTGGTTTAATCTTATCGATGATTCTTTCAGGATCATCCAATGAATAAAGTGGCTTGCCGTCCTTATAGGATGTCATTCCAATAAAATCTTCCGACTTTGTCCAATACGGCCCCACACATTCAATATAATTATTTGAATAAAGGCATACTATTTTTTTACCGTATCCAGATGCGACGTGAACTGGAAAACTATCTACCCCGACATGTAGGAGAGAATCCTTAATGATATAAGCTGTTTGGTTAAAGGAAGTCTGGCCGCAAATATCAAAAATACCATCTATTTTTATGTCATCTTTTCCTCCAATTTGAACGATACTGATTCCCATTGCATCCAAATGGGGTTTAATAAGGTTAACTACTTCTTGCCAATATTGATAGGTTTTTGCTGGCTTTGACGTTGTATGAAGGGTTATATACCTTTCAATGATCATTGGAAAGTAATCCTCATAAACTTCTGGGCGACCAATTTTGACACCCGCTGACTTGCTATACTCTTCAATTAAGTGGGCCATATTTTTATTCTTTAATTTTATAATTTCTTTTAACTACCATTTCCTCAGATGCAACTTCTAGAATTTTTGCATCAGACATCCAGTCAATGGCTTCTGGCTCGCCATGTTTCCCGCCGCCGGACCAATAGGTCCACCCAACGTAATTTCCGTCGTCGAGCTGTCTGGCTACAAATTCAGAGTCGTAATGGCGAGACCATTCACATGGCAAGTCAGTTGATTCCCCAGTTTGTCTAAACTCATTTATAGCATCATGAATATAATCCTCTTCGTATAAAAGGTCAAAATCTTCATCAATATCACCCTTCAATTTACTTTTATCAAATGGTTCATCGCCGTATTTTAATGAAAAATCAGCGTCTATTTCCAAAAATTCCTTAATTATTTGTTTTTTAATTAGTTGTTCGGCAGTCATAATATTTCATCACTTCTCTTCAATTATTTTAATTTGCGGCGCTGCTAAATCTTTCTTCAATTTTTTGTTTTTTAAATTGACGGTCACTTTATTTGATTTTGGGCCGAATTGCTTTCCGTCATATGGAACAACATTAATAGTATAGTCGTAGCCGCCCAATAAATCAAGTTTAAATTTTGTATTTTTTGTTTTATGGACAGTGACAAATCCGGTATCGGACTCGATATAAATGTTGTAATGCATTGCATTATCAATAGGCTGCCACATCAGATAGGATTCGGCATTTAAATTGCTATAAATATTAAGTTCCGTCAAGGCCAAAAAGATACTAAGTATTTTTTTCATATTTTTTTAAATTTTCTATATCTTTCCACAGTTCGTTGTGAAGGCAAACACAATTATCATGATCGTAACCACATTCTCGACAGGTGCAACAAGGTCCGTGAGTGGGGGTTGTCGTTTCCATATAACCCTCCTGTTTAAGCTCTCCATATTCTAAAAAAAGGGAAATAACATCTTGTAATTTTACAAATTGATCATTTTTCATATTTTTTTAAGAAATAACAATCATTGGGAATTCATTCTCTCCAAAATTATATGTTAATTTTATATCACCAACCTTATTAAAATAATCGAAGCCATCTTCATATTGGCATTTATAATAAACGTCAGTCTCCTCAAATTCTGAGCAACATTTTTTTTCAATTTTTTGTAATTTGGCTATCAATTCATTTATTGTCATTTTTTAATTCCTTTCCTTCCTTATTATGAATTTTGATTTTGCCAGTCTTGGTTATATAAATTTGTAAACTTTCCTTTTTAGTTTCGACTTTTAAAACAACCCAACCCTTTTTATAATCAGAGCAACATCTTTCAATTTTGGCCGCGCCGTATTCGAAGCCATACTTGGTTTCAGAATAGTGTATTTTGGGAGGACTTAATGGATTCATAATTTTTAATTAACTTGAAAGCATTCAACTTCTTCGCGGTAATAACCGTTAGACTCTCCTAGAAAATAAAACTCAACCCTATCGCCATACTCGTTTTCCAAATAAAAACATGACCAAGTATAAGATTCTTCGTATTTTGGCTTTTTATACCATTCTGGGTGCGTGTTTTTCGTTTCGTCTTCAGCCAAAGTAATTTTAGTATCGATAAGTGAGCTAATATCTCCAATAATTCTATAGAGTTTTACGTATTCGCAGCAGTCTTGAAGATGATATAGAGCAAACGTTTCTTGTTCGGTATTAATTTCTATGTTTCGATCATCGTTTACAATACTTTTAATTACTTGACCCTTTATATTAAAGAATTCAGTTTTTTGATCGTAATTTGGCTCTTTCATAATTTTGTTTTTAATTATTGTTTTTTAAATAATTTTTAATTATTATTATCTTTTTCGTAACTGTTTATCAACTCTTTTATTTCTATTTTGCAATTTGAACAATAGTCTTTACCGAAGAGATTTAACCATGAACTTGGTATTTTATACTGAGTGGTAGGTATACCACCCCCAATATAGGAAGTTTTTGGATAATAATCTGGCTCCGCATCTTCTTTGTGTCCGCATTTATCGCAAATTGAGATTGGTTTTATTTGTTTAATCATAATTTTACTTTCTATTATTCAATATAAAATCAATATTATCTTGTTCGAAACCACATGCAAACGGATGGCCTCCACCTCCGTTTCGTTTAGCAATTTCAGATAGCGGAGTTCTTTGGTCGGGGCTATACATTGAAATTTTATATTTATTTGACGGCCCATTATAATAAAATGACATAACGGCGTCATGTTTTTTGGGATCGAATTTGGAATTGAATGTTATTGAATTGATAAAAGCGGCATTAACGACCAAAAAATTCAAATTTTCCAAATTGATTTCAAAACTCGGCTTCATTAACTTTTCATCTTGTTGTTTTTGGTAATTTATAACAACCTTACCATTATTTACAACATTGTCAAAAAATCCAATACCACGATGGTCTAAAATGTGATCTGTCCAAATATTAAAATTTGTAGCTGGATCTGTTTTTTCTAATCGCATTCCCATTTGAAATGGCATGACATCTTCTGTCGCGTCAATCTGCCAAATGTCGTAACGACCGAGTAAATATACCATATGGGGCATTTCATCTTCATAAAATGTGTTCCAGCATAATTCACAAGCCGCAAAATTTGTATCTAAAGTTGTTTGCCATTGTTTCGTTAGTGAACTTTTGTTAGTGTTATATTCGTCAATTGCTGATTTATGATGGTCAATCCAAATAATTTCCTCTGCTAACTCATCAAGTTTTTGCATATTAGACCAAGGTTGCATGCTGAAATCAACCATAACAACTTTCTTCCCTTTAATTTTTCCCCAAGGAACTTCTTCACCGTAGTCGATGCCATACAATTCAGCATCTTTAAATTTACTTTTACAAATTGCACCGCTACAATGACCGTCTAAGTCGGCGCTATGATATAGGATTATTTCTTTCATAACTTTTTCATTTATTAATATTCAAACCAATTCCCTTGAGAATCTAACATTACCCTCTTTCCGCATGAGCATGTAGAGTGGAAAGATACCCCATCAAACGTCTTGTTTCCACCTTCGCAATTATGCCATTTTAATATATTGTGTTTAATATGTTTAATACATTTTTTTATTTTCATAGATATTGTCCATAATACGAATTTTTAGTTTGTCCAAAGTATTTTTGCAAGGAAATAATTCTAATGGGTATACACTTCCATTTTCCATTTTTACGATACAAAGGTCTATATTCCTTGTTATATTACGATAAACCCCAACAATATCACCCTCAAAAACAAGATTGTCATCACAGTCTTTTGTTCCTATGTATTGACCAATATCTCTTTCATCAAGGTTTAATTCTTCTATTGCTTCGAAATATTCTCTTAAATTATCAAAATCATAAGAATATATAAAATTTTTATTCTTTTTATTATAAATTCGAAATACTTTTTCTTTCATAATTTTACTTTTTACTTTTTATTAATGTCAAATTCAATTTTATCTTTTCCATTGTGCATATAACCGAGCATGCGCTGGGTGGTAATGTGTGGCAAAAATGCAATGTCAAAATACCCTTTGTGTCCACGCTGGCCTTCGAGCCAAACTAATTGATCCATATTGGGAATATACGGTATTGTTTTTTTAATGTTTGGGTTTCCTTTCAATACATCAAAATTACTTTGATTTGTCGCCACATACAATGCATATTCTGGATACATCTCTTTAATTGAGCCGAATAGCGCCGTGCATAAATAAACATCTCCAATGCTATCAGGCATTACAAAGAGAATTTTCTTATTATCTTCAGCATCCAAAAAATCTTCAAAGTCGATCTTCTTATTTTTGTTGTTGTCTTCTCGCGCCACATGTCTGAAATAATTTTCGACTTGTTGCCGAGATAGATCTCTCGACAATCTTTCTATCCAATGCTTTAAGCCTTCATCTTTTTCATTGACCTCGGTTTTTAATATTTTTTTATAGAGTTGTTTTACCCATTCAATATCATTGTCGGAATTTTCAATAATTGCATTCGGATCTTTCTCTTCTTTCTCAAAGCTAAATGTAGTATAGTCTACATAAGGCTGTTCGTCAATAAAATTTTCAACAAACTTTGCAATTTTCTTTGAATCGAAATTATCTAAGGCCCACTGTCTTGTTTTTTGGCCTAATTGTTCCTTCTCCCCTTCGGGGAGGGTATAGAATTTTTGGAGAGTTTCGCAGATGCTTTCTGGTTTTGTTGAGGCTTTATCAAAATTTGTATGTATTTCTTTATAAAAATTAAAGTCCAGTGGCGAAATGACCCCATTTGAAGTATTCACATGGCTCGACCCGCAGGAATAATTCGTGCAAGCAGTTGGATTTCCAACTAGCGCAGATTGAACAATCGGATTTTCTTGTGCTCCACTGCTAAATGCTTGAATATAAACACTTTGCAAATTAAATATTTCGTTTAGAACTTCGTCAGTGACCCCAAATCGAACACTTGTAGATACTAAGTTTTTAGTTTGACAATATTTACATTGCAATTCCTCACCATTAATTGGTAAAACTTCATATTTTTTACAATTTCTGCAAATATATGTAACTAAAATTTCTTTTTTATCTATACCATACTCATCTGCAAATTTTTCTATTGGCCATCCTTCACCGAGGTTCGTATGAATGGCCACATACGTTGGCCTTGTTGGTTTGTATTTTTCTTTCCACATTTTGTAACCTAACAATAATTTATCAATGCTTTTTCTGAGTTGGTTGCGAAATACAAAGCCAATTACAAAAGCATTTACCTCAATGTTTTGCTCTACCCTCAACGATACCCTCTTGGACTTCTCAAGTGGATAAAATTTAGAAACATCAATAGGACCATTTAAGGTTTTGACGTGCTTGTGACCGAGTCTATGCATTTCGTCTTCAGCAAATTTAGACCAAACAAAAAAGTTTTTAATTTTTGGAGCATCTTTTACAGCGCTTTCCAAAATTGGAAGTGAATCCAATGTCGTATGAAAAGCAAATGGAATTTTCCCAGATTCTATGTAACTTCTTGATAGTAAATAATTTTGGCCCCAATAATCGTTGCAAATCCATATAAAATCTGGTTTAATTGATTTTACAAGATCGTCTAAGGCGTGGTCGCCATAGGCCGCCATTCTTGCAGAATGTTGATCACCATTATTGAGGGCATTTAATTCTTCTTGATTATTTGGCAAGCATCCGTAACACTTCCAAGGAAACATTGACAATTGAGGATCTCCCTTAATAGACGAACAGCACAAATGATGAATTTCAATTTTATCTGAGGCATTTAAGAACAGATTTTTTAATAAGGTTGCGCTGCTGCCACCGAATCCAGTTCTTGCGCTTGCTGAATCAGATATATATAGTAATTTTTTCTTTTTTTGTTTTTGCATATTCTAAACTTTAATTGTCTGCTAATAAGTCGATTCGTTTAAAAAAGCCCCTTTCGGGGGCGCTGTTAATTAAATCAAGTCGTCATCGTCATCCTGTTGCTTCGACGAGGAACTCCCGCCAAAGTCCCAATTTGCCCAATCATCCTTGACTTCTGCTTTTTGCTCTTGTTTTGGCTGCGGCTGTGGCTGAGAGTTTTGGCCGCCATTATTTTTGTTTTCTTTATATTTATTTAAAGCATATTCATTCTGTTTATTGATTGAACTGTGACTTGAAATGGCCAAGCAGGTTCTCAAAAACTCCCTAATCAAAACTCCCTCACCAAAGGTAAAACCAATACGAAGAGAATTGGATTCATTCTTCTCATTGTTTTTTTGCGTGAGCGACAATGAATGCCCAACTTGATTACCGTCTCTAAGATAGGGGCCAAAAGATCCCGCTGTAGAACCCAGATCATTTGAATGAAAAATCTTAAACTCCCTATTGTTTTCAATGGTATCAATAATTGTTGCGGCCTCGACTGTGGTAAATTTGGCTACAATTTTTACTGGCGAATTTTTAAAACTACCCCTCTTTTTTGCATCATCCCATCCGGTTTGTTTAATCATTTCAATAAAAATTGAATCATAGCCTTTGTTGAATTTGATTGAAGTGGCTGTGCCTGAGACTCTTGGGTTTGGCTTGTAGAACTGAATCATAATGTTTTTTTTCTTTCTTTTTAATTGTTTTTGTATGTGATAAGTATAACAAATTGGTGAAAAAAGTCAACTTAATTAATAGTAAATTTTTGGCGACCGATAGAGTAAATTACCAGTGCATTCATGAGGTTCAGTTCTATCCAATAAATCAACTCCAATACATTGAAAAGCAGAAAAAACCAATTTAAAGCAAAAGAATTTATCTTTATTGTGAATATTTTTATTCAACGCTATTCCAAGTGCTCCCAAATAGTCGTAATCTTTTCCAATTTGCGCCTCAAGAAAATTAATAATAGAATGGGTGTAAAAAGGATCGTAATCAACATTAAAAGTTTCGGTGTCCTCCCAGTCGGTCATTTTCTTTTTCCTGACTCCAGCTCCTTGCCAACTTTCAATGATGGTATCGCTATTCGGTAAAAGAATAGCCGCATGAGAATACTTACTATTAGTCCTCCATTGAATCAATTTTGAAAATAGGCCTCGCCCTTTAAAAAGAATGATTTTTACTTTTTTATTATTAGCGTCTAAGAAACCCTCTTCTTGTCGCTTTGCAAATTCATCTTGAAAATATTTTAATTGTGCGGCGCTCCATGTTGAGTTTTGGCATTGCCTTGACTTTAAAATTAAATTATTATAATAGTTATTTAAATTTTTGGTATGGTATTTTATATGATTTGTCATTTTAATTCACTAAGTTTCATGTAAATGTTAAGTTTTTGTATTGTGATTTCTTCTGCAAAAAGACAATCTTGCTTCGCTTGACCGCGAACGACCAAAATGTCGCCCTTTTCTGGCAGTCGCCCATTTCTCTCTTCACACATTTCAATTTTATTGCCATTCTCGAAGATTTTGGTTTTCAATTCACTCTTTTCGTCTTCAAGAACAATATCGATATAAACGTTGCCATTCTTGGAAGTTCTTTTTGTTACGCTTTTGGCGGTGCCGACAACAAGGACTTTTTGGTTGATATGATTGTTAATTTCTTCTAGGCCGACAAAGTTTAATTGATTGTTGAATATATCTTTAAGTCTATTTTTGCAAGAAAACCCAAGTAATTTCTTTTCATACCACCAATTTGCAAACTTTTCATTAACCTTATTGAGATTATAAATGTTTTTATATGGTTCAATATGTTTGCGGATGGTCTCCATTCGACTCTCTTTAATATAGGGCTTGTCATTTTCATCATTATTGTCCCTCATGTATCTAATTATTTCAAATAGATTATTGTTAAACCTTGGCGAAAGTTGAATGGCGAATTTCTTTTCCCTGTCTGTCAGTTTATTCCAAATTTGCGCCTCGTAAACCATTCTGGTGCGAGAACCTTGGAAGCCTGTTAGAGCCCCAGCTTGAATAAGCGGACATAATACACTCATCGGCACGCCAGCCTCTTTTGCATTTTGAAAGACTTGCATTTTATTGTCGTATTCACTCTTAAAAAGGCCGAGTTTTTGTATTGATTTGGTATTAATGCCTTTAATATCAGTTAGGCCGTATCTAATGTTATTGCCTTCTATGGAGAAGTCCATCTCTGATTTAATGATGTCTGGCGGCAGCAACTTAATACCAAAATGCTCCATTTCTTTTTCAATGACAGAAATATGTTCCATTGGGTCTTGTTCATGGACCGTCATTCTCAATAATGAATGAAAGAATTCTTTTGGATGCTTGAATTTTAGATAAACTGTTATAGCTGAAAGAGTGGCATATGGATAAGAATGTCCTGCACAAAAAAGATAATTTGCAGAATCTTCCAAACACTTCCAGTAAAATTCAGCGGCACCTTCTATTTTTAATTCTTTACCTTTTTGGAAAATAATATCTTTCCATTTAAGCATTTGTTCCATCTTTTTCTTACCGGCTGCTTTACGGATCTTATTAGAGTCATTTTTTGACAATTCAAAAACCTCAACAGCAATTCTCATCATTGTTTCTTGAAAAAGGATGGCATTGCCGGTTTCCAATAGAATTTCATCTAGCTTGTCGGAGCCGCTATTGATTTTATCTTTAGCATTATTGTTTGTAAAATTTGCATAATTGTCAAGAAATTGTAGCGCCCCAGGGCGACAAATTGCAAGAACCGCACTTAATTCATCAAGATTTTTTGGTTTTATTTTTTTGCACCCGCTATACGCAGCAAAAGCCTCTAATTGAAAAATGCCATACGGATATTTAAAGTCTTGTAGTTGTTGATAAATAAAATTGTCGTTGATGTTAATGCTGTTAAAATTGATCCCTACTCTTTTGCATGTTTCATCGACTACCGATAAAGTCTTCAAACCTAGAACATCTAATTTAATTGCAATATTCCCACTCCAGCCCATGTCAAAAGAACTAACAATAGTTTTGTCTTTGCCTGAAGTTAATTCCATTGGGAAATTATCCTCAGATTTTCCAAATGGTATAAGCATTCCCGAGGCATGGACGGCCCTATTTCTAATCAATCCCCTTAATTTACAAGCAATTTCAAAAATTTCCCTATTCTCATCGGCCCATTCTCTAAACTTCTCCTCATTTTCATATGCTTCTTCAAGGTCCATGACTTTGCCATATTCCACTGGCAACAATGAACTTATGACATTCATTTGATCTTCGGAGTATTCTGCTATTGTCTTCCCGCAATCTTTGATAAGTTGTTTGCCAGCGAAAGTATTTAGATTGAGAATTTTTACAGCATCATATTTTTCTTGAAGGTATTCCAATAATTTTGGACGCTTATAGTAATCAAAATCAAGGTCAATATCGGGAAGAGTTCCTCCATCAAAATATTTTTCACCATCAATAACTTCAAATTCAACACGGTCAGTAGAAAGAAATCGTTCAAAAATTAATTTATTTTTAATTGGGTCGATCCCAGTTATTCCACACAAATACAAGATCATCGAGCTCGCGGCGCTTCCGCGCCCGAGACCGATTGCAATATCCTGCTTTTTACAGTAATCTACAACTTCCCAAACGAGCAAAAAATAATCAATAAAACCTAAGTCGCCAATAACCTTTAGTTCGTGTCTCGCCTGATCAATATACTTTTGTTTGTCGCTCTCCTTGATGGCTCCGGCGGCCAATTTTTCTTTCAACCCCTCAGAACACAACTTCTTAAAAAAAGCATAGTTTTGTTCTTCAGAGCCGTCGGTCGCACCATATTTTGATTTTGATATTTTGAATTTTGGAAGACGAACGCCCTTGTTTTTTAGTTTGTTCGGCTTTAAGGTTTGTAGGTAGCTATTCATACTTCTTTTTTATTTGCTATATTTTAACATCAACTTATCAAGTTCGTCAAACAAAATTTTCATCTCTCTTTCAAATTTGGCGGCACCATCGAATTTTCCTTGGCCCATATACATATTATACCACCTCTCTTTATGTTTAATCTCCACTTTCAGTTCTTTGATTCGATTTTTATCTAAGTGTTCCTCTCCTGTTATTACAAGGTCGCCCAAGACGACTTCATGAACGGAATAACGTTTTCCAGAATTGCCGCAGACAGTAGTAATATAAGCTTTTGCAGGGCCAACTTTAGAATATATGTTGCTTGTTGGCTCGCCTTTTTTATTTACTACGATATAGCCGACGGCGTTATTTTGTTCATTATTTTCTTTTTTCATTCACTTTCCTTTTCACTCAATTCGCAATCAATATATTGGCTGACCGATTTTGGATGGAATCCATAGGCAACAGATGCTTGATAAAACAATTCTGCCAATCTATTCATACAAAGATCATCATAAAAAACTTCAATTTCTACTCTTTGTCCGTATTCGTCTTTGGTTGTAGGTTCTAGTATTATTTTCATAATTTTTTGCTTTTTATAAAAATTCAAATGTTAATTGTTCATCATTGGTTTTAATTTTATGTTTTTTCAAAAAGTTTTTACTTTCATGCAATAACATATCTGGATCACATCGACCGTCTACAACCCAGTCGCCGCATATGATTGCATCTGTAACACCTTCATGAAATTGTTTTATTAAGCCAAGTGCATGTCTTAGATTTTTGTTAGTTCTTTTAATATGCTCCACTAATTCGTCTTGCATTAAGTTGCCTTCTGGGTCGCCAGCGGCGACTCTAATCTCCGACAGGAGATGTAATAAATATACAGTGTCTTTTGATATTTTGTCAATCATAATTTTAATTGTATTTTTACCAAATTATAACACATTGCGCCCAAGATGGCAAGTTATAATCCCGATTTGTTGTTATTACAAGGCATTCTTGATGGTTAGATAAGGTTATCTTATCTTTTTCTCTAGTTATATTCCAGTGGTTTGACCATTCAGAAGAATTCAATTCATTAACAATAGGAAGAATTTCATCCAAAGAGGAGTATTTGCTAATCCAAAATGCATCTCCATCACCTCCTGCGCTCAAAACTTCTAAGGTCAACAAATTCAACAATTCTTTAGTATGCTTTTTATTATATTCGTCGCTGTGAAATTCCATAGCTTTTTTATTTTATCTCCAAAGTCTATAACTATCTTCATCCCTGTGAAAGGTTGAAGTTTCAATTATTGTCGTGTCTTCCAATGCTTCTAGTTGGTGCGCCACTAACCGATCTATAAAAAAGCATTCTCCTTTATTAAGGACGGTTTGAATTGTCTGTGGCGAACTTTGTTGCATTTGGTGTATTCGTATAACGCATTGACCATTAAGCACATGGAAGGATTCCCTCTTATCATCGTGCATGTGCATACTGAACTTGCTACCCTTTTTAATGAATAGTATTTTACTACAAATATCCAATTCTTCATCATTAAACAGCCACTTTTCATAGCCCCATTCCTTTTCTACATATTTGGGGACACTTTTTAATTGATCTAAATTATTCATAGTCGATTTAAATTACCTTTCAGTATTTGATTATATTCTTTAAATATATTGTGCTTTTCTAGCAGTTTATATATTGCAAGTATCTCGGCGTTCATCTTATCTACATTTATCCTCTCGATTGGAACTTCTGCCTTTTCATTATTATGATTAATATTGTAATATCTTTTAATTATATTGTCATGATAATCATGACCGACCATTAAAAAAAGAGGAAACTGGCTATAATATTCGCACATTAATGAATGGTATGCACAGCAAAAGCAAGTTTGGGGCTGCTTGATACAATCACCACTATGTATGCCAAGGTCAGAAGACCTTCTATAACTTGGAATAATACGAAATAAAGGTTCACTAATATTTGTCCAAAGTTTGGTTTGAGCATAATCAATTAGTCCGGCGACCCTTTCTTTAAAATTACACCTTAGATAATCTGGATCTTTTAGAAAATTATTCATAGTCGATTTTATTATTTTAGCTCCTGTTCATAAACATAAACAATATGATCTTCATTGTTATATTCATCACTATCTACCCAACCGATGCCTGTGTCTGACAATTTTTCTGGCCGCTCCCCGAAGTGTTTTTCAATTGCTTTAACAGCATCTTCTCGGCTTTTAAATGTTTCACCATCTAAAAAACCATTTCCATCACATCTGGTTTCATGATTAATTGTGTATATTTTCATAATCTTTCTTTTTTTATTATTTTAAAAATTCTTTTAATATCGGACTTTCAAAATCATTAAAGACATAATCGAAGATAGCATTTTTTACTTTTTCTGTCAACTTTGATTTAGTATCAACATCATTTTCTATTGTGTTAATCAAATCATCATATAAGGATTCTTGAATTTTTTCCAATTCTTGTATTTTGTCCTTACAATCTTGTATTGTTTTTTTCATAATTTATTGTATGTTTTTATTTTTGTAATATGCCTTTAGCAACTTGTATACTACCCTGCTATTTGGAGAACTCGTCAGAAAAAACTTATCTTTCAATACATGATCATAACAAAGATTTAAAAATAAACAAACAGCGGCGCTTCTTGAAACTCCAGCAGTGCAATGAACAATAAAATCTTTATCCTTGTGTTTTTCGCAAAATAAATACATTTCTCTCGCTTGCTCGTCAGTAATTCCATAAAACATAGTTCCCCGCCACTCAACTGCATCTTCGGAACAATCTCCGAATGTCGAACAAAACATTCTTTCATCACTGTCTTGAATAGCCGGTTTATAATTCCAGTTCCTATCTCGAATTGATATAAGAACTTGATCCTTTTTTAATTCTGCTATTGTCATGGCGTCCATACGGGAAATATTTATTGCTTTTTTCATATTTTTGTTGTTAAACTTCAATATTCCATATCATGGATTCAAAAACTTTTTTGTTGAGCCGGATATCTTCTAAAGCATTGTGTAACAACGACTTATCAAAGTCAATATCAAAGTCTTTGGCCATTTGCGCTAGATTTGTTTTTACCCCCCTCTCATGATAGGTTGACAATGCAATTTGCCATGTCAAAAAATCATCATTTTGAATATCAAAAGGAATCCCACTTTTAATTGCTTGAGCTAAACATTTAGTATCTATGCACTTTGGCAGAAGTGGCTTCCAATCTTTATTGTATTTTAAATACCACTCTTTGGCGAGCGGAATATCAAAATTAAGAATATTATGACCAATTATATGATCTGCCCAATTAAACCAATCGAGCATAACTTCAAAAACTTCATTTTCTGGCAAAGCCATCTTATCATAATCCTTTTGATCAAACCCTGTAATTCTAGCAGCGTCCTTACTTACATTAATTGGTTTTTGCCATTTAACATAAAGATCTTTAAATTCCAACTCTTCTTTGTCTTGACATTTTAACATACCGAGTTGCCACGGACGATTTCCACAGTCAAAATTCAAAGTCAAAGACTCAGTTTCAAAGTCAAAAAAGACTAATTTAAGCCCTTTTTTATATCGTAAAAGTTGCTTCATGATTTATTGGGTTTATCTATGTTTTTTAAACATTTTGGGCAAAGCGTTTCAAATTCTTCCGATTTAAAAATATTATCAGGCATTATCAACCTTCTTATTGCTTTGTTATTTTCAAAATCTTTTATTGCTATAAACTTACCACAATTATCGCAAGAATTCCAATTTTTCATAATTTATTCTTCTTCCTCTTTGTTAATTTCAAAATCAATAAGTTTACCATTTAAAGCATTCATTATTTCCTGAACTGTTCCTTCTTTGATAAAACTATAAACGCCAGACATTCCTATTTTTAATGTAAATGGCCCCCTTCCGTGATTTTCCACCCAAATTCCATCATATCCATTATTGCATTCAAAAACAGTCATGCCAATCATATTATTTAAACATTTCAATCAAACCATCTTTACGACCATAACATGAATTGCCATCCAAATAAACAATTTTTAAATTTTCAACGTCTATAATGTGCGCCCAATCTGGCTTTTCATAACTTTCCATTTCTTCGATTCTTTTGTCCAAAAAATCTTTTGCCAGCTTTTCAGTCTCAAAAGCCCCTTTAAAATCCCACATACCACCGTGAGGATAATAGGCTAGTCCGTAAAATAATAGGTATTTATTTTTCATAATTGTTTTTAATTTGGTTTATTTTAAACATTCGGCGCAAAATTCATTACTTGTCATCCAATCAATATTTGGTTTATTCAATTTAACTTTCTCATAGATACATCTGTTTGTTAGGTATGTTTTAAAATCGCTTTTCTTCTTGTAATACATTGAATGCGCCTCATAATTAAGATAACCGTTGTCGCCGCAATAGTCAAGTATTTTGTTCTTTAAAATATCATCATAAATGATATTATGATCTTCAACAAAGAAAATCGGCGCGCAAAAATCAAAATCTACAAAAACACTCTTCAATTTAAAAACATTTTGAAAAAGAAAGGAATCGTAAAAGGGGACAATAAAATCAAAATGGTTGTTATTCCATAGCTCTCGAAGAGATTGAAAATCAATTCTCGGTTCATAATAAAAACCTTCAGTGCTCGCCTTGGAACTTATTTTAATTAAATTTTTATAACCGTCAATGTCTTTGAGGATTATATTGCACTTCCAATTTGAATTACGACCTTCTTTGCTCTTGTCATTAATATCATCGCAAACCGTTAACCTCAAGCCGAAATTAAAGTCAATATTTGATTTTTCAAAAACCTTGCTTGATTCGAGGATGCTGCCAATGTGGTCTTCTATTAGTAGGCAATAGCCTACATTATATTCTTTGCAAATGTCAATTATTGAATCTGCTTCAGTTGGTTTGCTAATACCTTCTTCTTTGAGGGTGAGTATTGAGCGGCCAATTGAATAATGGCTTTTAAAAATTGGAATTTTGTTCATATTTTATAATTTGTATTTTCCTTCTTTATATAAACTCAGCGGGTGCAATTTATTTAATTTAATATAATAGGAACTAACTTCCCATTTCCATTTTCCGTCTTTGCTGCCAGCTTTTGCATACCTTGAGTGCTCTTTAAAATCATCCTTGCTTATTATTCCAGTTATCCAAACTACGCTCATGTCTCTACTTATTCGTGCAAAAACGTATCCATGACAATCTTGCATTTTAACCTGATAGGCGGGAACACTCGCATTCCAATATGGTTGGGGCTCTTTATCTGAATTAGGTTTACTTTTTACATCCAAGCAATCACCATTGCAAATAATGTCATAGTTTTTGGTGCTTTTTATTTCCGCCTCTTTCCCCAAACACTCACTTACTATAACCTCACAAATGATAGATTGCAAGAGAAAATTGCCATTTCTGTAGCTTTTATTGTTGTATCCGTTTTCTCTGACATCTTTCGGCAGTTTGTTGTATATTTTTTTGGCGGCTTTTAAGTGACTGTCTGTCACGGTTATTTTTAAGATGTTATTCATAATCATTTAACTTTTTGCCATATAAAGATTGGCTCGCAATGAACTCCCTTTTTGTCAGATTTACTATTGGGCCTTTTACTAAGTTGATAGCCTAATATTTCTATAAATTGACCGCCCAAAACATCTTTGATATAATCACACATTGGATCACAAATCTTATTTACTTTATGGTGTAGATAAACATCTGATATGTTTATAGCCATGTAACCTCCAACTCTCAAAGATTTCCACGCTTTTTCCAATGAGGTAAAAAGGAATTTATTTAACCAATCCTCTAACTTCTTATATCTTTGCCAGCTTTGTGTCGGTTCTTGACTGTAGCGTTCAGCTAAAAAATATGGCGGGGACGTAAAAACAAGGTCAAAATAATTATCATATGACAAATCCATATCTTCAAAAGGCTCCGCTCCTATGCTTGTGATGTATTGTTTATTTTTATTCAATGAATTGGAACACATTATTGTTTGTTTATGATATCCTGAATGTAAGAGTCTATTTGGGTCTGTCCCTATATACATCTTGAGGTTTTTCTTTAAAGATAAAAATCCGGAGAACCTATCCCCCCATCCGCTTGAAAAATCTAAAATCTTCTCTGCATTAAAATATTCATAGATGGCTTTTGCTGCACTTGGGCGAAATTGAGAGGCGATATATTTCCTTAATGCGATACAACTTCTAAGTGTTTGGTTATTAATTTCTTTGGTTTTTTGTGTCCATAAACCATTGAGCAAAGTCAATCTAAACTTTTCAGTATGCCAAGTTCTATAAGGCGAGGGTGCGTTTATGCTGTCGCAAAGCCAACGAGATTCTTGATGAAAATAATCAGAAGATTGATTACCAATTTTACAAGTTTTGATATATTTATTAGAAAGGGGATATTTATAAAAATATCTGGAAAACCATTCCCCTTCGCATATCAAAGATTGGCTATCTAATTCAACCAATTTATTAAAATCATTAATGGCATCTTGATAAGTTATTTTCCGCATTGGAAGGGGCAAATCTTTTATAATATCAGAAATTGCCTGTTTAACTACATCCTTTTCATAATTTTCCTTAATGTGACTCCAATTTTCTTTGTCGATAACCAATTCATCATTTTTTACAAAACCGCTTAAATCCAACATAATTATTTTTATTTTTTATTAAAAGCTGGGCAGCCAGCGTAATGTTTTATTACGATAATCTCGCCGTCTTTAGCGACCAAATCATCTTTTTTAAAAGCGGTTCTCTTAACCTCCCCATCCTTATTTATAACTGCATAATAATCATAGGGAAACTTTTGAGGACAATGCCACATTAATTCACCGTTTTTCTTTAGTTGGCCTTTTTCGGTAGCGCGGCCACATTTAATAAGTCCACAAAAACCTTTCTCCTTTTTTGGGAACCCTTTGTTGGCGGCCATACTGGAAAGAGCGTCTTTTTCTGTAAAATTATTGATTTTGTAATAGAGATAAGCTAAGTAAAATTCCAATCCTTTCAATTCTTCATCTGTATATTCTGTTTCTACTTTTGGATCTTCTGGGTGTCTTAAAAATAAAAATTCACCTAGAACTCGATCAAAGCCTTCTATCTTTTTACCATAAAGAGAATATGCCATTGCTTGAATATTGGCATAAACTTCTTCTCCCTCAAATTTCTTTTTACTTGTTTTATAATCGAAAATTCCTAATTTGTTATTTGGGTATCGAGCCATCTTGTCAATAATCCCCTTCAATTTATACTTTGGATTTTCATTGTCGATGAGAAACTCAAACTCTGATTTAAAAAGTTCTCCACCCTCACAAAAGAAATCATTATCTAAGGCCACAAGAAGCATCTCTTCCATCATGGCAAAATTTTCTTCGAAATCCAACTCTTCTTTTACCGCAAGTCTCTTTAATAACCTGTAAACAGGTTTGCTATTACTAATCGATTGATTTTCAACAATAACATCAAAATGCTTTCTATGCCGCTTATTAAGCAGACACTCTAATACAATATGGCAGCAAGAGCCCCTCTTTGCCCCGTCATTGCTGTCGTCAGGCAGTTTTAAGTGATATTTAACCCAATACTCCCAACTACATACTTCAAGCGTTTTAATGCGTGATGGGGACAAAATTCTTTCTTTTTTATTTTTTTCTGTCATATTATTGTTTTTCCATTTCAATGTATTCTATTTCTTGCCTGTCGGCAAGGGCGATTAAATTTTTCTCCCCGCAGAAGACACAAGAAGTTTTATTTTCCAATTCCATCCCACAGCTCAAACAATAAAGAATATAACTATTTATTGCCAAAAAGTCAAGGAATTCTTGTGCCATTTTTTGATTTCTGACTTCGTCATGTCGCCAAAATCGTTCTTCTCCGTTGGTAAGCATATGTTTACAGTTTTTTGATCAAAATAATTATGAAGATTGTTCTTGGCTTTGGCCGCCCCTATCAATCCATTGCATCTATCATCATTATTAAAAGCGATTGTAATATTTTTTAGTTTTCTAGAAAGCAATATTTTGAGGACGCCACTTTGGACATTCAGTCCAAAACAAACTAAAACATTATAAATTTCACAGGAAAAAAGTGCCAGCATATCACCGATACTCTCAACGAGTATTATACTTTCAGCATCGATTAATCTTTTTTTAATAAAGTAATAAGGATAATCCCACTCTGAGACATTACCTAAATGCTTCCATTTTGGAATATTGTATTTTTCCATTGTTTGGTTTTTATGTAATGACCTACCAGAGTAACCAACTATAAAACCGTAATAATTATAAATGGGGAAAACATACCTTTTTCGAAACTTTCCATCGTATGGGAATACTCCGCTTTTCAGCTTTCTTAAATGCTCTTCTTTCGCCCCTCTCTTTTTCCAATAACTATAATCATTGTTTAGATATTTCCATATCATTTTATCAGATGGAGATAAGTGCTTTTCCTCAAGTCTTTCTACGCTTTCTTTTTTGAATTTTCCGAAATAGACATCTTGGCCATTTGTCAATTTAACCAATTGCTCCAAATTTCCACTTTGTTCAGAGCCAAAGTCTTTCCAATATCCAGTTGTTTTGTGGATAGATAATGAGGTGATGTTCTTGGAATTTCTATAAAGGGGCTTTGTCCTATAATAATCCCCACAATTTACAAGATTAGTATAGCCAATTTCATTTAATATGTCTTTGATATTTAATTCTGACATATTGTGTTTTTTTAGATGCCAACATCGCCGTCATCGTCATTGTCGTCACTACTATCTTGTGTTGGGGTTAATTGCCCATTTTCCAACCTTACTATATCTTCGACGGTTCCTCTTTCTTCGACTTTAAAGTTTTCTATATTAAAGTTTATATAATTTTTAACATATTTTTCATTTCCATTTTCATCACGCCTCCTGATTAAATCACTAAATCCCGTCGCATCTCTACCTTGATACCTTGAGTGAAACGTCACAAGTTTATGAGAGCCAAATCTTTGACCGTCTCTCGTTAATGACTCTGGGCTCTTTTTGACAAATCCTCCAATGTAAGATGCAAACCAACTTAATCTATCACTTAACGAAATCATGCCAGAGTCTATTTCGTCACCATTTTTATTGTGGGAGCTTTCTGCCATTCTGTTTAACTGCATAGAAGTGATGATTGGTATATCAAGTTCTTTCGCAAGGTCTTTTAGAGCATTTACTTTGTTACCTATCACCATATCCTCTCTCTGCCCATGTCCTATTTTTTCTCCAGTTAGTTTTATATAGTCATAGCTAATTAAACATTTATTTCCCTTTCCGACTCTGCTGTAATACCACCTTCTAATAATGGAAAGAATCTGGTCGATGTCCTTATTTGCGACGTATATATGATCAACAAGGGACTTATTTTTCATTAAATTAAAGGCATTGTTCATTTTGTTAACCATTTCTTGATTTCTGACCCAATTTCCGGTTCTAATATACCAAAGTGGGACACCACTAATATTCGCCGCCGTTCTAAATTGGATTTCATGAGTCTCCATTTCACTGTCTAACATTAGAGCCGGAACTTTGCTATCTTCACTTATTTTATCACAAAGATAATTCAACAATGTTGTCTTTCCCTGTTTTGGCCTAGCGACAAAAGCGTAAATGTTTCCTCCAGAAAATCCTCCATAAAGTCTGTTAAATTCTGGAAATGGCGTTCTTAAACCGTCCTCTTCTTGTGGTGATTGAGCAATTTCATTAATCGCATCAATCATTGTGGAGTATAAATTCTTAGGATCGGAATCACTAAAATAATTGTCGAAAGTCTTAGAATAAATCTTATCAGTATCAGAAATTATTTCAACAATACTTTTTGTTTTTGATTCTTCTTTGGCGTATTTTTCCAAACTTTTTGAAGTGTCTAAGACATCTCGCCTCGCTTGATACCTTTGCAATTCGATAACCATTTCAATAGTCCCTTTTTCAGAGAGAGTATTTATTGTAAATGATTCAATATATGTTTCGATATTGATATTGTCCTTTTTTGAATACCCCAAGTTACTAAGTTCTTTAAGTAAGATCGGGGCGTCAATCGGCGCGCCTTTTAGAAATCTTGACTTAATTGTTTTATAAATTGTTCTATTAATATCTACTGAGAAGAATGATTCTTTGAAAAAAGAGTCAATATCTGCAATCAAATGAGGGTATTTATATAGCCCAGCCAAAACTTGGCGTTCAGTTTCTTTTTTGTCCATATCGCTGTTTTATTATTGTTTAGAGGGAGAAATCTTCGGAATCATCCTCGTCGTCTCCGAGGTCGTCCATTTCAGGTTCGTAGAAGTAATTGGCTTTAATCATATCTTTTGAAACCTCATCTTGGGCTTCAATAAACAATCGTATATAAGACATTAAAGCAAGGGCTTTGTGTTGGTTGTCTGCATAGATTTCGTGCTCAATGACATCATCCTCATTATATCTAAATAACATAAACCCACCATTTGAACATTCATCCAATTGATTTAGGATTTGTTGTGGCAATTCAAATTTTTGCTTTTTTTCATCCATATTGTTTTTTACACTGTCTCTTTTTATATTTCTACCCCAAAAGTATCAAAAATGTATTCTTTTGAAAGTAATTTAATGTCTTTGTCTTCTATTTCTATCAGTTCAAAATTGTTCATTTTCAGCCACTTATACTTTTCTATGTCGCGCCCGATGCCTTTCCTATAATTCTCCCTAGATCCATTGTGAAAGAATTCGTTATATTCAGAGTGCTGGCGACCATTCACTTCTACAGCAATGTTTTTTGTTAAATTAAGGATGTCTACCCGCATCCTACTTCCGTAAACTGGAAACTCTTCATAAACACAATGTCCAATCCAATATTTTTTAAGAAATTGCTTGACTGAAAATTGCATTTTAGAAAGACTCTTTCCATTCCATTTTATCTTATATTTATCAACGTT